GTGGACGGTGGCCGGCCGGTTCTGCGGTACTGGGCCTATCACCGTCGTCCGGGCAACCCCACGATCCCGTATCGCTGCGATGTGGGGTTCAAGTGCTCAGACTGCGCGTTCGGCTGGTGGCACGGCGTAGCGATCCCCGGCGAGTGGTGGGCCGCACGTCCCCTCCCGGTCGGGCTGCGAAAGGTCCTCTCGGCCGGCTCCGTGTTCGAACCCCGCGTCTGGGCCTCGGACCGGGGGGTGAAGGTCAATGGATAACTGGTGGCTTGGCTTCGTGTCCGGGGCTTGCACGGGCTGGTTCGCGATCTTCCTCGTGGAGGTGGTCGGTCGTGGGTGAGTTCGCTGTCCTGACCCTGTCGGTGTACGGCCTGATCCGCGCCTGGGTGTTCGTACGCCAATTGATCTGGGGGTCGCTGTGAACGTCTACCTGCAAGCGGCGGTGTTCGCGGGGCTGATCTTCGGCGCTATCGGCTGGGTGTTCCTGTTCCTGCCGTGGTGGTGGGAACGGCAGTGGATGCGGGAGAAGCGCGCAGCGGCTAGGCGGGACGAGTCCGGAGGACTCGGCGTCTGGATCGGCGTGGCCTTCGTGGTCCTCGGCGTTCTCCGTTGGCTGTTCGGAAACGGTGTCCTCTCATGAGCTACATGGAGTTCATGGAGTCCTGCATCGTTTTCGGTGTCTTGGTCGCCCTGGTTGTTGGGCTGATCGGGTGAAACTTCGACACCCTGAGAGGGGGTGATTCACATGGCAGGGACTCCGGCTCCCCTGGACCCCGGCACGCTCGTTGGCGGCGCGATCGACTCGATCAGCGACGGCCTCGGCGACGTGGCGGCTCCGGCTCTGATCGTGGGCGGCTCCGTCGTCGCGCTCGGCGTCGGCTGGTCGTTCGCCAAGCGGTTCGTCCGCGGCTGATCGCCAGCGGGTGGCCCTAGGTCTGTGAGCGACCTAGGGCCACCCCATCAATCATCCCAAACTACCTGGAAGGGCAACGGCATGACGAAGATTCGGCTTGTGCTGGTCAGCTGCTTCGTGCTGCCCTTCATCCTGCTTGTGGGTGAGTTGCCGGCCAACGCGTCCACCGTGGTCGACGGGCCCCGGCACGAGTGGTCACACGAGATAGACACCGATGACGGAGACGTGAACCTGCCGAACGAGCCGGCAACGATCCTCGACTGCGAGGGCGCAGCGGCCTACAGGCTGGTGGTCGACACCGTGAACGCGCTCTACGTCCGCGCCTCCATTGACTGCATCCTGCGGGTCCCGTTCGCACGAGACCCGGACCCCGGCGACATGCACGACGAGTGGAACAAGATCGAATTCAAGGGCGTCTCCAACGGAACCGGCGAGCCCTGCGGCGCGAGCGAAATCCGGTACGACGGAACCGACTGGCTATCTCCCACCGCGTACGAGCTCCTTCTGAACTGGAATGACTGCGAAATCAGTGAAGTGTGCGTGGACTGGGAAGCCACATCGGGCAGCGTGTTCCCGGACACCGAATACGCAGCGAGCGACTGCCAAGACCTCGACATGGGAGCGATACCGGACGAGAACGACGCCGCGGAAAGCTGCGAGTACGGCCACCCGGCAGACGTGACCCTGAACGAGTTCGAACGTGTCGGCACGGGCCTGTTCTACTGGGACGCCCTCCTGCTCATGCATGACGACCGGGACGCCTCGGTGCCCTGGACGATCAAAGGCATGAACACGACCGAGGCGGTTACCTTCGGTGTCACCACGAGCCCGTCGAGCCCCGCGTCCCCGGGACAGTGGGGCGGCAACCTGTGGGACTTCGACGCCGAGAACTACGGATCGAACACCGCCCAGGACGGCAACAAAGAACCCCTCGGGGCCTGGGTGTTCGCCGGGAACGACTTCACCGAGGCGAGCCGGTCCGGACTCGGGCTGACGCCCATCACCGTTGCCGGCTCGACCCAGTTCGTACCGGGGCAATCCGTGGTTGAGGAATGCATCTTTTGGTTCGGCCCGAAGGTCTGGGACGACCCCACGTCGACCGAGGACGAACCCTACGGGCCGCTGGACGGCTCAACGATCGTTGACCCACCGTCGAACGAACCTACGGACGTCACACCGACGCCTCCGGACACCACGGATGACTGCTCGTTCGACGTGGGCGACCCGTCAACGTGGCTTGAAGGCGGCATGTGCGCCGTCGTCGGAATCCTGAAGGGCATCTGGGGCACGCTCAAAGCCATTCTGTCGGCGTTTACCGGGCTTGCCGGGGCCATAGCGTCGGCGATCCTGGACGGTCTGGGGGCGCTGTTCATACCGTCGCCGGGGTTCATGGACGGGGCATTCAATGACGTGAAGGACTCGTGGGCCGACACCCCGCCGATGATCGTCTCGGACGGGCTAACTGAGGTCACCACGGCGGCGACCAGCGTCAATCCGGGGTCCAGCTGCGAGGGGCCGGCGTACACCTTCACCGAGCCCGTCAACCACAGCGTGGTCACGCTGCACCCGTTCGCTGCCTGCTCGGGCGGCATGGCGCAACTGGCGCTGATCGTGCACACCGCGCTCACCATCGGCGCATACATCGGGGCCTACGCAACCGGGCTCCGGATCATCAGTCACGTATTCGGCGTCGATGCGTCGTTCAGCCGTGGCTACGGCAACAGGGATGGTCTCTCGTGATCTTCGAAGCAATCGTGACCGCGGTCTGCGGCTTCCTGAGCTTCATCGGCTCAGCGATGCCCACCATTGAACTCCCTGCCTGGGTCTCCGACCTGGCCGGCCTGGTCTCCCAGATATCGGGGTGGGCCGCACCCCTGGGCAACTGGCTCCCGTTCGGCGCGATGGGCACCGCGCTGCAATTCGTGCTGGTCTGTCTCGTGATCGCGTTCCTGGTGAAACTGGTCCGGATCATCGCGTCGTTCATGACTGCTGGTGGGGGGTCGGCCGCATGATCATGCTGATTGCGTTGGTCTCGCTAGTGGCTCTCGTACTGCTGCGGCGTCGGAAGGCGCGCCAGCGCCGTGACGCCGCTCCGGTCGTTGTCTACTCCGACCATGCATCAGAGGCACATGGCCGCAGCATCCCCGGGTTCTTCCGAGGGTCCGGAGGCTCGATGTGATCACCGTGCTTCTTCGTACCCTCGTCTATGGCTGGCACCGGTCGCTGTGGTTCATCGTCCAGGCGCTCGACCGGGATGTGAAGTTCCGGCGCATGGTCCACAACACCGGCATTGTCGTCTTCGTCGGCCCGAACGGGTCGGGGAAGTCACTGGCCGCGGTGAACGCAGTGTTGCCGGTCCTGGCCGGTGAGACCTGGGAATGCCGCGCTATCGACCATGCCCACAACGAGCCCCTTCTCGAGCACGTCCGCTCGTGCGGGGTCTGCGATCCGCGAACGATCATGGAACCGGCACGCTGCCGGCTGATGCTGTGGCGCGGCCGGCTCGGGCTGCCGGCGACCGATGCGCATGTGCGGCGTTGCGGCGAGTGCGAGTGGTTCCCCGGGCAACTGGAAGGCCGCTGCGTCGAGGCCGAAGGGATCGCGCTTCGCTGCGGCCGCGGGGAACGGCTGGTCTACTCGACCGTCCCGCTCCTGGATGATCGGGGCAGGCCGCATGAGCGGTACCGGCCGTGCATCGACTACCGGCAACTGATCGGGATCGAACACGCGGACGTGGTGTTTGACGAGGTGGCGGGGGTCTCGGACTCCTCGGACTCATCCTCGGTGCCAACGGCCCTGACGCGGTGGCTCCAGCAGCTGCGGAAGCGGGATGTACGCCTGCGGGTCACCACTCCGGCGTATGATCGGTGCTCCAAACCGATTCGACAAGTGGCGCAGCTCGTCGTGGACGCTAGGTGTTTCCTGGCTGAGCCTGCAACTGCCGGTCGCATGTGGCGTCCACGGCGAGCGATGCTCTACCGGGCCTATGATGCGTTCAGCTTCGACCAGTTCACGATGTCGGCCGCGGCCCGGTCAGTGGAGAAAAAGGGCAACCTGAAGGTTGCAGCCCGAATGGCCTTCTGGCGCCCCGGGTGTGAGGCGCAGCGGCGATACGACACGCTCGCTCAGGTACTGGCGCTCGGTGACGTGACCGAAGCGGGAATGTGCATGGTTTGCGGCGGTGCCCGTTCGCGGCCCAAGTGCGCATGTCCAGGCGGGGAACCGGCCGAAGGGGCCGTGCACATTGTGGAAACCGTCACGTCGGCAGGAAGCCGCGTACGCCGCGCAGAGCGGCTCCCAGACGAATTGCAGGAACACCGGCACGCCGCGGCCGGCTGAGAAAAACAGCGACACGCAACACAGGGAAGGGCGCTGGGCTGTTGGCCGGTCTAGCGTTCACGGGTAAGACGTACGAAGCGGCCAGGACTGGAACCCCTGGCCGCTTCCGAAGAATCAAAGGGATGAGCTTTGACTCTCACTCAGAGTGTAGACACAACACCCGTCCGGGTGTCACGTCGCCGCGAACGTTTCGCTGCTCGATCTGTGCTGTGGCGCGAGTCGCTGAAAAAGCACCGCGTCCGTCACTGTGGCCGGTTCGCTACCGGAGACACCGTCCAGGTCAAGGTCACCCGCTCCGCTGAAGGGTCGGTGGCCGGCCTCGGCGGGGTCCAGACGTGCGGGTCGGTCTGGGACTGCCCCGTGTGCTCGGAGAAGATCAACGCAGGCCGTCAGGCAGAGCTCTCGGCCGGGATCGCCGGCTGGCTCAGGGGCGGCAAGGCGGTCCTGTTCGGAACCCTCACAGTGCAGCACCGCGACGGCATGGGGCTGGCGAAACTCTGGGATGCGATCTCCCCCGCCTGGAACCGGGTCACGTCCGGTGCCGGCGTGGCCTGGAACGGCGGGAAATACACACTCGGGGATAAAGCACAGTACGGGATCCGCGGTTACGTGCGGGTGGTCGAGACCACCCACGGGAAGAACGGCTGGCACCCTCACGTCCACTTCCTGCTGTTCTTGGACGAGGAACTCTCCGAGGTCGACCGGACCGACCTGGAACAGAAGATGTTCGCCCGTTGGGCTAAGGCACTCGGGAAGGCCGGCTACCGGACGGGCCGGAAGCACGGGATCGACCTTCGGCCCGTGTACGCCGGGGACGCGCTGGGCGACTACTTCACCAAGGGCACCTACACCACATCGGGCGGTGCGGCGTACGAGGTCACCGGGTCACACGCGAAACGCTCCGGTGCCGGCCGTACCCCGTTCCAGCTACTGGAATCCGTGGTCACCACGGGCGACGCGGACGACCTGGACCTGTGGCACGAGTGGCAGGCAGCCTCCAAGGGCCGGCGTCAACTCGTGTGGTCCCGCGGACTGCGCGCGCTCCTGGCGCTCGGGGTCGAAAAGACAGACGAGGAACTGGCCGCGGAGGACAACGGCGGCGAGGACGTGATCCAGCTCGACAAGGCCGCATACCGGGTCATCGCCGCGGCCGGCCTCGTGCCCGACCTGCTCGAATGCGTCGAGACAGACGAAAGCGGGTGGAAACTCCACCAGCTTCTGGCCGGTTGGGGCTTCCACCCGCTCACGCAATACTCACTCAGGTACGGCTAGAACGGGTCCGGGTTGTCCGGGGGGTTGATCCAGGTGTTCGCCGCGGTGGTGTTGTCGGCGTAGAACTGCATTGCGCGGTCCATCTTGCAGTCGTCGCACTCGGTGCTGATCCAGCATGTGAAGGCGGGGAAGTCGGCCCCGCACTCGGCACAGTGGCGCGTCTCCGGGTCGGCTCCGCACTTCTCACACTTCATGTGAGCCAAACCTCTGTTGTGCGCCTTGCCGGGTGATCCCCAGGGCGTCCCCGATCACCGACCACGGGCAGTTCTGGGCGCGGAGTTGTGCGACGAGTTCGGCTATCTCGCGCTCTGTCTTTGCGCGTTGGATCGCTCGGCGTGTCAGGTCGGTGAGCATCCGGTCTTTCCAGCCGCTCATGGGGTGATCCTTTCGACTACGAAGCCTCGGGCGACGAGGTCTGCACAGCGTGCCGGGAGCCGGCGTGCCGTGGTGGTCTCTCGCCACGAGTCCCACATGGTTTCCGGGGCGGTCGCTGTCGGGCTCATGTTCCAGCCGTTCAGGCCGCGTTGGTCAGGGGGAATCGGGTTCAGAATGTGGATGGTGTAGCGGTTCACAGTGCCTCCATGAGCTGCTGACCGATCCATTCGGTGTAGGCGGGTGGGATGGACTGCGAGAGTCCGTGGAGGGTCATCCAGTCGGCTCCGATCAGTTCGGCGCGGACGCTCTTGGCGGGGGTGTAGCCACCGCGGCGCACGTACTTGGCCTCGGCACGGTCTGAGCGGCCACCCCCGTAGACACCGGCTACGGCTATTGAGCGGTCGTGGCGGCACTCGTCGGGGGCGTAGAGCATGACGTTCGACTCAAACAGCCGGTGCCGTTCCAGGCGTAGCGGCGTCCCGTCCGTGTCCGTGGCCGTGAGGTCGAACATCGTTCCGCACAGCGTCATCGGGGTGAGCAGCGGCGCTCCCTTGACGTTCTCGATCACGTAGGGCTTGCCGGTGGCTTGCAACGCGACTCGGACGGGTTCGATCAGGTCCGGGTGGTTCCCCTGCTTGCCGGATCCCTTCGTGGCGATGCTGTATCGCTGGCAGGGCGGGGACGCGTGGATAGCGTCGTACTCGTGGCCGTGGAGCTTCACGTACTCGATTGCATCGGCAACGGCTGCCGGGAAGGGATACCGGGCAACTGCTGCGCGGCTCGTGTCGACTCCGAAGACGTCGAAACCTGCTCGGGCGTACCCCGTGCCGGCTCCACCTTCACAGCAGAACAGGTCCAGGAGGCGCGGGGCGGTCACCACAACGACCCCGGCAGTCTGGCCTCCGCGTAGGAGATTGCACGCTCCAGGTTGGCGTCCGGGACACCGTCGAGCTTCGACTCCATCAGGAGCCCTTCCATCATCAGGGCCATGACCGTGCTCGTCCCGTGGAGGTCGGACAGGTCCTGGATTCGGTGCTGCTGGCGCAGGTCCATCAGAACAACCTGCCCATCTCGTCGGCGCTCTTGCGTGTGTATGGGGCGAGCCACTGGGGAAGGTCCCGGAACTGCTCGTCGGCGCATCGGCGGCACCGAGCTGCACGCTTCCACAGGGGCATGTTGTGACGTGCTTTCCGGCCACAGGTGTGTTTGGTCATGGCGAGTTTCTCCTTGCAGGGTTGGCGTTTGGTGCCTTGCGTCAAGTGTAGTTGACACCGCGGGGGCCGTCAAGGCTGGTTGACGTTTTTTCTCTGCGTAATGGGGACTCTCGCCGGCACACTTCGGGGCGGCCCCGGAGGGGTTGAGGGCGTAACCGCCATGCGTAATCCGAGCTCACGTCCAGGGCCCGGGGGCCATACCGGCAGTATGCGGAGCCGCGGCCACCCCCCTCCTAGGTGCCGCTTTTGGGCCTCTCTTGGTCCCTTGCGAATAGTTACGACACAACCCCGTGGGAGCCTCTGCTCTGTCTCTAGTGGGTAGTAGTCATTTCGGGCCATATCGGGCGTTTCTGCTGTTGAATCCTTGACCGGCTGTGGTGTCATATGCGTGCTGCAACCCCCTGCAAGGGGACGACCAAACCGACTAGCAGATAGGTGAGCATCATGCTCAAGATCGAAGGTAAGTCGCTCGGCGTGAGTACCGAGCACATCCCCACCGCACAGGGCGGGTTCACAAAGACCACCATCGCGCTCATGACGGGCGAGGGCGTGAACTCCAAGGTCGAGCACATCGGGCTGGCCAAGGACTTCGCGGGTGAGCTTCCCAAGGACGGGGAGCACGTCGTGTTCCACGTCGTCATCAGCGCGTTTGCCACGCGCAACGGGGCCGGCTATCGGTTGACCGCTCTTTCCCGCGTCCAGGCTGCTGCCGGCGCGCGGGTCGCTGCTGTCTCCTGAAAGTCGTTCGGCCCGGAGGTCTCTGCAAAGACCCCCGGGCCGCGTCCCCTGGTCGACCAAACCGACGAAGGGCTGTGCGAATCATGGCATTGCAAGTCACACCGCTCGGGCCGATTAGCTCGAAAATGGCTAGAAGTCGTCACCAACTGTTCTGGGTCGTCTGCGACCAGTGCCACACTCAGGTCTGCCTGACGGCAGGCATCCGACGTAGCGAGCTCCGCGGATTGGCTCGGGTGCACTCGTGCGGCGTCTGAAGACGGTTCTCGTCGTGGTCTGGGCGCTCCTGCTGGTGCTCCTGGTCCCGTCGTCCGCGTGGGCGGTCTCGACCTACGAACCGGCCGTGGTCGCGGACACTCCGCTGGCGTACTACCGCCTTGGGGAGGCATCCGGCACGAGTGCCGCGGATGCCTCAGGCAACAGCCGCTCCGGCACGTACACCGGCTCGACCTACACCCTCGGTGCCGCGTCGCTGCTGGCCTCCGAATCCACCAACACCGCCGTGTCCTTCTCCGGTGGACGGGTCGCAGTCTCGGACGCCGCATGGATGGATGCCTCCGCGTTCACGGTGGAGGCGCTGGTCAAGCCGTCGACGGTCGCGGCCGGCGTGGGCGTCATCATCGCGCGGTCCAACCCGACCAGCTATGAGTCGTTCGACCTGCGCCGGAACGGCTCGGATGTGGTGTGGCGGGTGATGAATACCGGGTTTGCGTACAACACCGTCACCTGCTCCGGCGCGCTGACGGCCGACACGAAGGCACACATCATGGCGACACACTCCGGGTCGGTGATGAAGGTCTACGTCAACGGCACCCAGTGCGGCGGCGACGTATCGGCCTCGGCCCCACGTAACCCCTCGATCAACGAGGCTATGAGCATCGGTGCACTGGGCAACGGCTCGTCGTCGTTCGCCGGCACCATTGACGAGGCGGCGTACTACGGCACGGCGCTGACCGAGGCTCGGGCGGACGCACACATTGCAGCGGACGCCGAACCCGAGCCCGAACCTGAACCCGACCCGGACCCGGTGCTGACCTGCACCGAGGCGTCCCCGTGCGTGATGACGCTGGAGGGTCAAGACGATTTCGAGGTAGCGACGGTGGTCGGCCTCGGGGTACTGGTGATGATCCAGCTTGTGGGGGTCATCGGATCGTGGGGGCGTCGTGGATGACACTCCGGATTGGGCTGTGGCTCCATGCTCTGAGGTTCTTCCCGAATCAGAGCCCGTATCGACTGTGGCAGATGTGCGGGCGTGGCAGGCATCGGCGGATCGTCGGGGGCTATCCTCCGCTGCCGCTGCCGTCCTCCGAAAGACCTTCGACCGATGGGAACTGATCGGAGAGGGCGAGCCGTTCACGGGCCGGATCGTGCCCCTGGGCGATTGGCTGCGCTGTCCC